TTGTCAGCACTGAACATGTAGTTGTTGTTGAGGCACCAGTCTTGGAAGCCCTTGTGCTGTACCACATAGTCGCGGCGGCTGTAGTTGGCAGCGCGTACACCATTGACGAACAAGCCCTGTGCTTCCTTGGATAACCTGTTCATGTAAGTCAGCCACTCACCTACCCACTTGCGCTCGATAGTTGCCAGTGCTCGATACACCACCATACACACAGCGGCAGGGCTGTCAGGTACAGGCGCATTCATCGGGTCGGTCTCGATCTGCTCACGGGTTGGTAGCTTGTCAGCCAGTGCAATAAAGGCAGATAGGTCTAGTGCAGCACGTTCACCTATCGTACCTATCAAGGCAGCGGTAAGCTGTGTGTCGTCTAGCAAGTGCCGCATTTTGAGTATGTCACTAGCTCTGTGCAGTGAGCGTGGGGTTGTAAAGGCAGTGCGGTTACTGCGTGGGTGGGGAATGTACGGGTTCTCGTCTGGGTTCTCGTACTGCTCGGAGCTGTGGAATAGCTCGGGCTTCTCCTTACAGAAACCAAGTAGTGCAGGGTCGAGGTCGTTGTTGATACCGAAGTCTTCGATGAACTCCATGTTGTCGGGGTTGCGCATGGTCACTACGGTGATGCGGTTACGGGTGTGTGCAGGTAGCAGGTCGCCTAGACCTTCCGTAGCTAAGTTAGTTGTAGCGAACACAATGCTGTCAGGGTGTAGCTCATACCCGCTGTGCTTACGTTCGAGCATGATGCGGTTACAGGCTAGGATAACTGAGCGGTTACACTTACCGATCTCGTCTAGCATTAGGATTACAGGTTGGTCGGGCAGGTGTAGCCCAAGGTCTTCGAGGGGCACGGTCTTGAATGTCTTACCGTCATCTGAATACTTGACCATGAACATGTCAGCCGAATCGACTAGCGTTGTGCAGTCTAGGTAAACAGGTTTGTGGGTAGGTCGAAGGTCTGCGAGGATTTTGATAATCGAGGACTTGCCCGTACCCATGTTGCCTTGCACCACTACCGTAGTTTGTTGCCCGATAGTGTTGATGAGTTGCGCAGTTTGGTTGATACCGAGCGCGTAGATGTTGCTTGCTGTAGTTGCGTTTTGCATGGTTGTTGCTCCGTTTGATGACGCGGACAATTGTCCGCGCAGTTGGTTGAGGTCGTGCTGTTTGTTGCTGTTACGTTTACTATTATAAGGTTTGGTTATGTTAAGTCAACTGGGCTAGAAGCCCAGTGACGGTAGTGCCTTGATGATCGAGTCGACTTCCTGCTTGGTCTTGGCTCGAAGGTTCGGGTCTCGGCGCAGTCCATCAGGCGTTACACCTGTTAAAGTCTGCTTAAGTTGTTTCTGTATGCCGGTGATGTGCGCATCGTTGGACAAGTTGCAGGTTCGCATCAGCTCAACAATAGACATCACGTTAGACACTAGCGTATCTCTGAAGCCTGTGGGTTTCTCACCCTCGTTGTAGTCGAGTCCCTTGCTCATGCGTTGCAGCGGTTCGATCAGGCGCTCGGCTAGGTCTTGCTTCACGGTGTTCACGCGGTCTTCCAGAACTTGTTTGTACTGCTCACGTAGCTCGCTGGCCGCTTGGTTACCCACGTCCACCCGTATGTCACCTACCTCGGGCACTGTCTCGAACGCTAGCGAGAATCTGAACTTACGCTTTAGGGTTTCGACCGATGGGTACTCGGCCTCGTTGAACATATCACCCAGTTGCAGTTGGGCTTGGGCTACCGCCTGTGGGTACTCGTCCAAAATCTGTTGCGCTAGCTGCCAGAACTCGTCCTCTAGCTGCGCCATGTTGTTTCTGTAGTCGATGAGTGCCTCGTTGGCTATGAGCCTGTCACCCAGATCGCCCCACGGTACGGTGTGCTCACGATGAAACCCACGGATAGACGCAATGAGCCTAGTCATATCCTCGTGCGCGTTGGACTTGATGAGTTTCTTGGTGACGTTCGCCGCGCCCTTACGGGCATTGTTGTGCGAGATCACTTGGCTAGTCGCCCGCTTGTCCTGCTTACGCATAGTCGGCGCGCTGATAGATAGCCCTACCCGCATAGCAGACGATGAGATAGTTGGTGTAACGGGTTGTGGTAAGTCGAGTTGTGGCTGGTGAGTTTGGTGCATTTGGATTGCTTCCATGGTTATTGCTCCTGTTGGTTGTTGAGAATGTCAGTAATGGTGCGGTCGGTCAGGTTGTTGAGTGCCACGCTGTGTGACATGTTACTCCACGCGCTAATAAGCCACGCGCAGGCGTCTGGGTCTTGGAGATTCTCTAAAAACTTCCGCTCGTTGTCGGTAAGCTCCACTTCGTCCACCCAGTCGATGGTTTGCGCATCGTTAACGTCTTTCATGCTTGGTCTCCCAGTAGTGAGAAGCAGCCTTGCCACTCTCTGTATTGATGTTGGTCGGCTAGCGGTAGCCACTCGATTACGCCGCGCACGCTGCGCTCTACACAAATAACTCCTCTCATAGCAGTAACCCCGTAAAAATTAGTAAGCCGATACTGGCTAAGAAAATAACTGCGCCCAGTAGACGGAAGCCCCAAGCCCACCAAGGCAGGTTCTCGTCTGCCCATGCGTATTTACTGTCGGGGTCGTGGGTGTTCAGGTCGCGTGGGAAATAAATAGTGTCGGTGCGCCACTTAGTCATGCGCATCTCTTCGATCTCGCGTTCGCGTTCGATCTCGTTTTTTATCTTCATGCTGTGTTGCTCCGTTGTGACGCGGACAATTGTCCGCGTGGTGGTTGATGTTTGTTGCTGTTGGGTTATGTCTTCCGTTGTTCGACTTGGTATTGCTTCGAACTGATGTGTATTGTCGATGTTTTGGGGGCTTATGTCAAGCTAGGAAAACAAGTTTATTCTAAGTGGTGGGTAATGTTACTAACGTAACCAAATGGTTTTGGCTTGGTAACGAAAGAAAAAAACCGAAGTGCCCGAATGGCGCGGGCTGTAGCGTAATGTTACTTTGTAACCAACGTAACCAACGAAAACACAGATTCCGTGAGCATAGGCCGAAGGGGGGTAAACGGGCTGAGAATATCCTAGAAGCGTTGGGGGGAAAGTTCGTAAGGTTTGTTGGCGTGTTTTCGTGGTTACGTTAGTAACAAATATAAATATATAAATAAAATATAAATAATAATAAATAATAATCTAATAAACTAAAAAAAAAATAGCAGAAAATGGGCTTTCTTTTGTTACTTTTTAAAAGTTACGTTAGGTTACGGTTGGTTACGTTAGTTACGAAGCTAGGCACGCGGACAATTGTCCGCCTAGTGGCAGTTAGCCGGTAGAGAACTGGCATCGTTGGCAGTAAGCGCGAAGCAATGGGGTGGCAGTTAGCTGGCGGGGAACTGGCATCGCTCGCCTTGCGGACAATTGTCCGTGGCGATGCAGGAATTGCAGGCACAAAAAAAGGGCGACTCCGAAGAGCCGCCCCGATGGGTTAGTGGGTTAGTGTTACGACTTGATCCTGCCTAGCAGCTCCCCCAGATACTTAGAGACTACTTCTATCTCAGCCCGTAAATCCTCTTCGCATTGTGAAGGTAGAGTTTCTTCCATTATCATTCTAGGGATACTAGAAGTAAATTCGATCGCGCGCTTGATCGGTGTAGTATCGGGCGCTTGATTAAGCTCGGGCGTATCGACTGGCTTATTGTCCGCCTTGCCAATTACTACCGCGCCTTTCGTTGCGCGTTTTTTCTTAGCAGCACCGGCCGCGCGGCCATCGACTACGCCCTCTTTCAAGAAGCGCGTGTAGTACTTCATCCACCTATCGCGAGTCTTTCGCACTAGGTCGCGCATTGTGCGCACCGGTATGCCTTTTACCTTTTCGGCATCCTTTCCGTTTATCACCGCGTGAATAAATACCTCGGTGCTCAGCCCGTAGGCATCGGCCGCGTATACCATCGCTGCATCGTGAAACGCCGCGCGTGCTCTAGGTATATCGTCTACCGTTGGAACCTTTCGCTTGATTAGCTTAAACGCTACTGCCTTTGCATCGCCTGCTAGTCGTTCGCCTACCATTGCCTCAGCGAGCAATTGAGTCTGTCTGAGGGTGAAAGTGATTGCTGTTTTGTTGGTCATGCTATTTCTCCGAGCGGACAATTGTCCGCGTAGTGATGCGCGATAGTGCGCGGTATGAATCGACCCGTTGCCGAAACATGGTGCTATTAAACCTTAGAGAGACTTGTTTTAGTAGGGTATCTTGCAGTTTTGTTGTGCTGCATGCCCCGCCTTTTTTGCCAGTATCGCCCCCGTTGACCCCCACCCACCCCCCACCCCCCGCTAGCGACATTAGGTACCGCGCGCGCCCTATACATACTATTTTACTCAAATGATTTGGTATCTGGGTAAAAACCGACAAAAACTACACTTAACGGCCCCCGGGCATGACTATCAGCCCAAAACAAGTTGCCCTACCCCACCCCCTTCTTTTTATTATGCCCACGACTCGCACCCCACCCCCTCCATATACAGAACCCCCCCGTCACGGGACCCAAGTCGTTGTTGTAATAAAATTTTTTGTGCCCTATACTCCCGCCAACCAGCTTAATAGCTCGCGCAAAGGTACGTACATAGATGGCAATAGCCCTCGAACCCGAGTTCGGTATACCGATACCTGACGACGTAAACTACATGGACCTCAAGGAACGTGTGGAAGCGGCGTGCAATACCATAAACGAGTTAGAGCACCACGGCTTAGAATTCGACGACGAGACCGATGACTTAGAGAACGAGACTATCTCTACACTCGTTACGGCCTACGCAGAAGACGTGGAGAAAACCTCACAGGCACTAAACCACTCTCGGTTTAACAACCTGACCCCCGCTGTAATCATCCAGACCAACGACATCCTGAAAGAGTTCGGGCACTTGGTCGCTACTCACTCGGCTGAGATACGCAACACGGTTGTAAACAAGCTGATCCTTGAGACAGAAAACGCTGACGCTCGCATACGAATCCGTGCCTTGGAGCTTTTGGGCAAGATGACGGACGTTGGGCTGTTTACAGAGCGTAAAGAAATTACAGTAACCCATCAAAACGCAGAAGAACTGCGTGAAAAGCTACGAGAGAAGCTAACTACTCTTAAGCAAAACGCCGAAGGCGTGTACGAAGCCGAGGGAGAAACCTCGTAGTGGCCGCCTCAAGCCCCACAAACGCCAAAAACGCCATAAATTTCACCGCTGAGGAGATCGACCTCCTACTGCAAAACCTGAACTCGTACACGCCCGACGAGCAGGCAGAGATTTTAAAGATTGTCGAGGAGCTGGACGCCAAACAACGCGCCGAAGCTGCTTATAATGATCTAATAGAGTTCTGCAAACAGATGCAGGCTGACTATAAAGTAGGCAAACACCACAGAATCCTAGCCGATATGCTCATGGATATTGAGCGCGGTAAAGAATACGACGACGATGGGGAAGAAATAGACGGTACGGGCAAAGATCGTGTCTGTGTAAACATGCCTCCGCGTCACGGCAAGAGCCAACTGATCTCTATTTACTTCCCGGCGTGGTTTTTGGGGCGTAACCCAGATAAGAAGGTACTGATGGTCTCGCATACCACGGACCTTGCGGTAGATTTTGGTCGAAAAGTGCGTAACTTGATTAACACCCCCGAGTACCAAGCCATATTCCCTACTACTCAGCTAGCGTCGGACTCAAAAAGCGCAGGGCGGTGGAACACTACCGAGGGCGGAGAGTATTTTGCATGTGGTGTAGGTTCGGCACTTGCTGGTCGTGGTGCCCACTTGCTACTTGTGGATGATCCGCATAACGAACAAGACATTATTAACGGCAACTTGGATGTTTTCGACAAAGCCTACGAGTGGTTTACGTTCGGTGCCCGTACGCGTCTCATGCCTGCTGGCCGCATAGCTATTGTACAGACTAGGTGGCACTTGGATGACCTGACTGGGCGCGTTGTGCGCGATATGTCCCAGAATGAGCTGGCTGATAAGTATGAAGTTGTTGAATTTCCAGCAATTTTGGAGGTCGAGCA